TCTCAGTCCGAGTAAATCGCACTGTTAACTATCAGCTGCTGGCAGTAAATATCCAGATCTATCGATTGCCGAGGTGGCTTTGTTATTGTCGAATGTAATATTCGATCCAGCAGTAACATACAACTCACCAGCAGTGTCCAGCGATCTCCAGGTATTGTCTTTCATCACACCAGTATTGGTGGTTGTGGTGTCAACGAAAGTGATATAACCAACTGCACTTCCAGTAACTAATCGAGTGCCGTAGTTCCTGCGGATATCGATATTGGTCAGGTCTTTACCAGTTGCAACCTCTGCGATAATGGATAAAACACCATTTACCGCAAGATCAAAATAACAGTCATGGACCGTGAGGCCATCAATATCAGAATCGACATTAATAACCGAAGCGCATGCAGTATCAGGCGATGTCCACTTGCAATTCAATATAGCAAGATCATCGACCTCGTTATCTGAAGTGCCAGTATCAAACAACTCAATAAAGTTTTCGCTGGTGGCTGCATCCTGGAATACACAATCCTCAATGGTAAAAGACACCGCAGTTAGAGTGAATGCCTCTGCAACATCAGCAAAACCCGCTGAGAATATGCAGTTTTTAATTGAGCAATTTGCCGCAGATACGACAATCGCCGCAGCGGTGGCGGTAGTAAATGAGATAGTTGGACGCAAAGTGCCAGCACCCAGACCAATTACAGCAACACCGGCAACGTCCATAGTGATAGTGCCAGCGGCAATAACTGTCTCGGTATGACCTGGCATTAACATTATGATATCACCACGACTCCCTAGACATTTTCCAATAGCGAAATCTAGCGTGGCAAATGGGGCGGTATAAGTACCTGCATTGCCATTAGAGCCGCCAACTTTCTGACCACCGCCAAGAACTGACGATCCGTTGACCCAGAATATATTGCCTGGGTAAAGCTGGGTAATAGGGCTGTTACGAATGGTTAAACCATTCACAAACCCATTGGGGAAATTAGTTGTATTCATGTTCTACTCCTGTGTCCTTTCGGACCAATTGAAACAAGTTTTGTTTACAGTTAAAAGAAGCGGGGCCGAAACCCCGCTACATGGACAGCTACAAGGATCTAATTTCCTTGCGATCCTATGGCTCCTCTCGCATCATCCCAGCCGAATGAATACCGCTCATCAGCTTTAAAACGTGCATTACCAGAGGTAAAAGCATTGTCCTGGCCAAACCGAACTTTGCGGCGCGTGTAATACTTCAACCCACTAGGGGCATCAGTAGTTAAAAACCACGCATCTGCATCAGTCAGATAAGGATTGGACATCCACCCATCACGTACAGAGTTCATATCACGAATTGCATTGGTCGCGTTATTGCCTGTGTCGTTCTGAAGAACAGACCCCAGGATTCTCTGTGCGTTGAATGAGTTAGTTCCAGCAGCAACTATCAACCGTCGAGCTTGAAGCGCAGCCGGTAAGCCACGGGCATCATCCATCGTCTGAACAATCGCTAAAGCATCCTCAAGTGCTGCCTCAGTCAAATCAGCATCAACAGCAAGCCGATTAGAATAAGTACCACCAGAAGGTCCATTAGAGTGAGCAGTATTGAACAACTCAGCACCATCACCATCAATCATAATGACCGTGGCATCAAAGCCGTTGTTAAATACATTAGCACCATCAAGCTCTTTGCCGATCATCATAGATCGAGCAAGTGCCTGTGCGCCCTCGTCTAATTGACCGTAAAGCTCATCTTCCAAAGCCTCTTCAGTCACAATAAACCCTTTCGCAAGAGTTGAGTGCTGATACTTCGGGGTGAAGCCCTGCCGCCTGGAATCAAAGGTAATGTCATCACCTTCGGATTTGTCTGAAGAGCGTGAAAAACCCTCCAACTGAACATTGATCTCGAAATTCTTAGTAGAACTCAAGACCTTGAACATTTTATCGTATTTGGTTTCATGCTCTGCAAGAGAATTACCAAATACCTGACCCACACCATCCTGTAATAGCCGTGGGATACTACCTGTGCCGATTACTCCAGCCATGATTAGCTCCTATGCTATGCCGGTTGCGCCGAGTTTAGAGGTAGTTGCGTTTACACGAACTATTGCGCGGTTGCCTAAGACACCTGCGCTATCCTCTTTCAGAGCAACAATATGGAGTGGAAGAGTAGAAGTTGTCGCAACACCTGTTGCGTTTGCGCCCATGTTGGACACAAATAAACTTCCAGTGACCGTCCCAGCAGTTACAACAGCCGGACAATTCAAACCAACATCGGCAACCACCATAGGGCCATTTGAAACGGCTACCTCATAGGTGGCAAAAGCATCAACATTGACGAGAACATCACCGGCAGTACTTGCGGAAAGGTGGGTTTGTGAAAGTGATTCGCCGGCAAGATTAAGTGCAACCGAAGAGATCACACCAGTATTTGCGGCGCTGGCAGTGCCGATATCTACTTCTGAAACTCCAGTAGTAGAACCGTCACCAGTTATTAAAATAAGGTCACCAGGACCAAGAACTCCAGAATGGGTGGCATCAACAGCAAATGTCTTTTGCTTGCCGTCCACTGAACCATTGGACTCAGTGCCAACTAGGTCAAAACCTGACATGAGTAAACCTCCAATAAATTGAATAAAAAACAAGCCCCAGCGGGACTTAGCGTTTCTCGTCAATTTTACTGCGGTCTACAGCTTGAAGAGTCTAACTATAAGGATTATCAGATACCGTCCTGTCCTGATAAATCGATGTGCCACCCTCTGCTTTCCCTGTGATAGGGTCAGGGGCATACTCATTCGCATTTATTTTAGTCTGATCTGCCATCGTTGCAAGGACTTTTTTCTTTTTAATGTTTGAGTCCGCTGACGCATATTTCATCGGTAATCGCATCAAATACGTTGTACCGCCACCAGATGCCCTTTGTGCAATAGCGCCGTTCCGGTTAGTTACATGCTCCCAATAAGCGCTCTTGGCTCTATCGATACGCCCAGGTTTATTGGGATCTTCGTTAAATGCGTAATACCTGTAGCTTGATCTGTCAAAATCGCAATCCTCAAAACCGAGATTAGTTCCCTGCTTCATCGGAACCCGTGCTGGCCTGGTTTCCTGGTTGGGATCACGCGGATCACCAGATGCGCCCACAGCTAAATCCTGCTTTTGAGTCGAATTAACCCTCTTACCATCATCATCCTGCCCATATAATTCGTTCATTAACCCTTCCTCGCATCAGCTACCGCTTTCAAAATCTGTGTCTCGGTCTTGCCAGCCCAGGCATTAGGCATAGCATCAATCATCCTCTGCTCCTGCTGCGTTATATCACCCATCGTCAGCTTTAACTCTGATTTCTTATATCCACGCGGCCTCGACCCACCCTCCTGCTCTGACATCGGAGGCTTGGTCCTCTTCCCCGCAGGGTATTCTCTGGATATCTCCCTGTCTACCAATGCTATAGCCTGAGCCACATTATTCCCCTGGCCCAACGACTGGGCGAATAACGTCTGAGCATAGGTGGATTTTGCCCCTGGAATCGATATCCAGGGATTGCGCTCGTTCCACTCAGTTAACTCCAGCGGTAAAGACTGCATCTGAGGAGCGCTGTTCAGCGTGTCAATCTGATACTGCTTGTTTTTCGCAATCTCTAACCCTTCCTCACCACCATCAAGTATCGCCGCATCCCTCGCCGCCATCAGTTCTTTGCGCTGCACCTCAAGCTGACCCGCGTGGATCTGATTAACATTATTTAATCTATCCTCAAATCCCGCATTAATCTGTTTTTGTCTGCGGATCTCACCAACCAAACCCCTGCGAACATTGTAAACATCAGCTTTAATCCAATCTTCCGGCTTACCCTCCCATTCATCAATAGGAACCCATCCGGTATCACGCGCCTGCTTTTCCTGGACTTCATCGTAGTCGAACTCTTTCTTGTCCTCTACGACATCTTCCGCAACATCTTCAACGGCCTTTCCAACGACTTCTTCAACGACTTCTCCAACAACTTCTTCCGCTTGTTCTTCACTCATCTCCGATCACCCCCAATATCTCAATATCTGGTATGTACCTGTATACAATGTCACCAGAGGTAACACTATCCATTGCGTTGAATTTCCTATGCTCGACCACATCCCCAATCTCCAAGCCCCATTGCTTGTGAGGTGGATAGTCCAGGTCTTCCCATTTCCAGTGGTCGCATAGCGCCTCAAACATTTCTGGTGGCAACTTGTCAGAAATCCAATCTTCCACTGCGCTATTAAACCACCTGGGACTCTCGCACCCCTTCCACCGCTTAAATGCCGTGGGGCCAATAGCTACAACCTTGCCAGTCTGCTCAACAGCCTGCTCCTTGCCCACCGTATCGCCCTGGAGGATAATTCCACCGTCTGAAACGCTTTCAATCTTCTTTGCTTCGATTACTATGTAATTGCCCAGGGGTCTAATCATGAACAAGATTCTCCGGCATCCAGGCGAATAGACTATCAATCATTTTTAAATAGCCTTGACGCTGGTGGGCCAATATCAGAGATTCATCGATTGAGTCCATCGGCAATTCCTCCGATATCTCATTGATGACCAATTCAACCAGGTACTTAAATAAGGCTTCCGTTACCGGATCGTGCTTCCATTCGTGGAACTGGTCCGAGGAGATTTGGGATGGGCTGTAGTGCAGGACTTTGCGTAATCTGTCGATCATTTATATCACCTATTTTAGTCAAGCTATCCAACAAAACACTCACCGATCCAGTGTATTTCGTTAGTTGATTCTTTAATGCTTCAGACTCCGCTCTCTCGCCGGATAATGCTGCATCCATTAACACTTTGGTTATGTCTGCGTTTAGCTTTTCGATCTCTTTTGCGGTCTTACGCCTATCTTCGGCTGAGTCTTGATCCAGCCTGGTCTGCTCTCTCTCCAAAATCTGTAGTTGTAACTGCTGCATTTGGTTGGCCTGCTCCTGGGCCTGCTTCAACTGTTCAAGCTGTTGCTGCTCCTGCGGATTCATAGTTCCTTCTTCTGGAAAGACCCTATCGATTATCGTGCTGCCGATAGCCTCAAAGAAGTTCTGCAAGATGGGCAGGGGATTGCCACCAGCCTGTAATACAAGAGGAAACTGCGCCAGCTCTATCTGAGCTACCTGAATCCGTTGCATTTTGGTGGACATTTCAGCGTTTGCCGTAGTCGATACCACCATATCCAATGAGTTGAAATCAGTGCGAACACTCGCCTGCTCACCCAATATCTGTGAGTATTTTTCATCATCCAGGGTTCTTTGATTAATCCTAAATAAAATCCTGAACTCCTCCCCCTCTGAATCTAAAATGCTCTTAAATAAAGCCGATGTGGGGACCATAGCCTCCTGAATGATCGTGAGCGCAGTCGTGGGAGCTGTGTTTGCTGATATCTGCTCAGCTAAATCAGTGACAGCCAGAAATCCCCTGCCCCTGATCTTCAGGTTTTCATTAAGCTGAAATAATACTTGTGATGGCTCTTTGGCCGGATTAGGAAATAAGCCCTTGGCAAACTTATCAGCAGGAACTTCAGTCTTTAACCATTCGTTAATGCGTAAGCGTACAGCACCCATCGACTTCCTGAATTCTTTTGATAAGAATCCACCACCAAGATTAGCAATGGTTCCGGCATCAGATAGCTGATTAGTGGTTGAGTTAATAGCCTGGGTTATAGCACCCAACAGATGAGAATAGCCGTAATCAAGAAATGTCCCGTCCGGTGCAGGGATAAAGCCGTACTTAACCACGTTCTGAAACGGAATAATCTTCAATAATTCCAGCTTATCAGGGTCGGTATCAGTAATTTCATCGGGTAGATTGAGCAGAGCCAGGCCCTCATCACCACCGAACTCCTGCTTTTCCTGCTCCTTTCTCAGTTCCAACGCTCTAGGCAACGGCATAACCACATCATCTAAATCAACAATAATAGATTCTTCATCATATCGAGCCACTATCCGAACCACCTTAGATGACTTGTGGTGGACGGTTATAATATAAGGCTCTTCATATCCATCCTCATCAATGTCAAAGAAGCATTGCTGCTCGATGTACATATCAGGATTGTCGATTGATTCAGTGACATCAGCAGCTTCGTTACTGCCCTTATCCCCACGCTTGTCAGGTTCTTTGCTTTCTTCGCCATCATCTATATCCAGCCAGCGGCCTGACCTGACCTTGACCTCAACATCATTCGCGCTAAAGTCCATGACCTGTGAGAATGACCGGCACTTGCTCATGCTCTTAGTCGCTTGATTTACCACAAAATCAGGGAACTGAATTAAATGTGATTCGGTCTTTTCTTCAATCGGGTCGTAGACTAATTTCTTGAAGGTACAGCCGACATTGGGATTAAAGTAAAACAACCGCTTTTGCTCCGATCTCCAATCCTCAATCTCATGGTTTATCTGATAGTTCTCAAATGTAGATACTCTGCTGCCTCGGTCTTTCTTCTGACCATCAGGGTCTTTGCCTATGATCTCAGTAGATACCAGGTCTTTACTGCGGAGTAATTCAAGATAGGCTTTGTTGCCGAATGACGTGGATGCCTCTGATAGCAATGGGTCTTTGTAATTGCTCGCCCCTTCCCACGGAGTAGACTTTGGATTCCACTCCTGCTTCATCAGATCAATGCCATTGCTAACCGACTCTTTCCAATCAGTCATTGAATCGAGGTCTTCGTCATACTGCCGCTTCACCCTGTTGGCAATAGCACTGAGCATTTCTTCGTCTAGCTCATCAGCTATGTTGACGTGATTAACGAA